ATGGTGGATGTGCTAACCGAAAACATCGCCGAAGTCCTCGGCAAATCCATCAGCGTCGCAACCGTCCGATAACCCATGTCCATAACCGTCCTTTCGGGTTCGCCCCTCGTAGCGACCCCCGTGTTTAACAAAATGCTCTACAAGGTCAGCGGCTCGCTGATTGCCCAGCCCAATTTCAGGTATGTCTGCGATGTGAAGAACCCCGCAGGCACGACGCTGGCACGGCTCAAGTGCGACAAACTGCCCACCACCAACTTCGGATTCTTCGATGTGCAGAAGGTCGTGGAAACTCTGGTAAGCCCGACGAAGCCGTCACTCACGCAGACGGGATTCGTGGACCATTCGGGGTTCTATTCGGGCTATCGCTTGGACTTCACGCAGGAGTACGGGAACACGCCTGTGGTCACAGGAGCGACCACAACGGTCAGCGGGGTGATGGCGTTTGCGGGGAACCTGGAGCAGTTGGAACTTGCGGATTGGAGTTTGAGCGGGTACTTCCGCATTGGTAGCAGTTTCACCAATGTCCGTCCGCTGACAACCCCTACGGCCTTCACGGTGTACCAAGGGGGCAGCAACTTCCTTGCCATCAACGGGACAAAATATGAAACCATTGTTCCTACTGCTGATTGGCTCGTGTCGGCAAGGGTCGCCTACAAAGGTGTGAACTACGATTTTGCGGTCAGCCCAAGCCTATCGGGGACTACGGACTTCAACATCCAGCGCTTTGCCTGCGGTCCTGCAAACCTATCGGGGAGCATCCCTGCATTGAGCGGAGCGGTAGAGGGCGATTCCTACACGGTGCGTTTCATATCCAATGCGGCTGGTCAGTCGGACACAACCACCTTCACTTTCGGCCCATGTCAGCGATTCAACTCCATCCCCGTTCATTTCGTCAACAAGTACGGCGGGATTGATTCGTACACCTTCACCATGAAGAATAGGAAGCGGGCCAATATTGAGCGGGAGGTCTTCGGGTACAACTCGGATGTCTATGCGACCACGACCTACAACAAGGTTTGGGCGGGGTCGTTTGATTATGTGTACGCCTTGAATAGCGATTGGCTGACGGATGCCGAATCCGAATGGCTCATCGAGATGGTACGGAGCGGGTATGTGTGGCTTGAACTCAACGGAACCCTTGTGGAAGCGGTGGTGAACGCCAACCAGTATCAATTTGTAACCAGACGGAATGACCGCCTCACGCAGTTGCAGATTGAGATTGCCGTGGCCTACGATAATAACATCCTATGAGCGTAACCCTCATAGCCTACCCGACCGCCAACTTCATTGACGATTTAACGGCGTGGAACAACTTCAACACCCGTGCGACTGCCGATGGAGCGGATGCGGTTGAAGCGGCCTGCTTTGACTGCCTGTACCTCCGCTTTGCGGGGCTGAATGCCATGCCCGAACTTGCTTATGTGCTGGACACGATGGGCGGGACCGACATTGCGGTAACTTATAGCATCGGGGATATTGAGGATGTGACCAAGCAGCGGGGGTCGTTCAGCAAGACCATCACCCTCCCCAACACCCCGACGAATCGGGCCTGCTTTGCGTATGCCTACAACATCCAATCCTTCGTGGGTGGATTCCAACCGAACAAGCGGATTCGTGCCGCAATGTGGGAGGATGGGGTGCAGGTGTTTTCGGGGGTGCTGCAACTGCTCTCCATGTCCAAGACCAAGGGAACGGTCACCTACGAGGTGGGCTTGTTTACGGACAATGTGTCCCTGTTCAAAGCCATTGAGGGCAATATGCTCGTCAACACCGCAGGAGTTACAGGAATGAACCACACACCCACCAGCGGCCATGTGTCGGGTACCTGGACTGCAAGCGGTGCAGCAAGCAGCGGGTATGTTTACGGGGTTGTGGATGCGGTCGGATTTAGCGACTTGACCCAAGGGAACCTGGTCGCAGGGTGGTGGCAGTTGGGGCCAAGCATCTATGTCAAAAAGATGGTGGACCTCATCTTCACCCAAGCGGGATTCAGGTACTCATCCAACTTCTTCAACTCGTCCCTATTCAACAAGTTGGTCATCCCATACGCAGCAGGGACCATGCCCGTCAACTTGTCGGGGTCCAACATCTTCGCCCAAGCCACTGGGAACACGGCGAACTTTATCAAGGGCGCAAACCAAACGCTCGCATTCCCGAAAGACACGCCTGCACCGTTCTACGACAACCCAGGGTATTGGGTTGCATCATCCAGCACCTTCGTCGCTCCTGCACTCCCGACCCGTTGGAATGTGGATGTGACCTTGAATGTCAGCGGCTCAATTTCATTTAGCGGGAGTATTCGTTGCAATATGTCAATCCGAAACATCACCAATTCAACGGATGTGTCGGTAATCAGCAACATCACCGCAAGAACTCAAAACCAGTTCACAGTCCGCTTTGAAAACATAACCATCCCCGCAAACATTAACGCAAATGTGGGGTTTGTCATTACCGCTGATACCGTTGTTGCAACCCAAAACTTTAGCGTCCTTTCGGGGGCAACGATTCAATGGACTTGCTTGGAGAATCCGTTGGGCATCGGTGTGTTGGATATGCGGACGGCCTTGCCTGCCGATGTCAAGCAATCGGACCTCCTGCAAGATTTGCAGAAGATGTTCAACCTGCAATTCATGCCCGACCCCCAAGACCCAAGGCTGATTTACATCGAACCTTGGAAGGACTTCTACTCGTCGGGCGTGGTGGATTGGTCGCAGAAATCGGATGAGAATGCGGAGCAGGTGCTGACAAACGGCGACCCGAATGCCTACACCAACATCGTGTTCAAGTACAAGGACATGGGGGACTATTTAAGCAAAACTTACAAGCAGTCCTACCCCTTGGCCCGTGAAGGTTATGGAGGCCGAATCTTTAACACCTCCAACTTTTATGGCAAAGGCGATAAGGTCGTGGAAACCCTATGCGGTACACTCATCCCCGCATCGTTTGCCTCGGATAAGATTCTTGGCCGCACTTGGGATTTGGAGGGAACTCGGTTGAGCGGAAGCATCAAACCATTGCAAACGGGCTACCGCATTGCCCAATACAACCGCATCACGGGGCAATCCCCTTGGCTTTATTGGTTTGGTCTTGAAGAGGACGGGTTTGCTGCAACAACCCCGATAACCGCCCTCCCCTTCGTGTCCCACATTGACAACCCATACAACCCCAGCGTGGACTTGGCCTTCGGTCAGCCTCGCTTGGTGTACTACAACGCCGTGAACGCAAGCGGCAACCCGTACACCTACACCAACAACAACTTGTACAACACCTACTGGCTCAATTACATCAACGAAACGGTATCGCAGGAAGCCTTGCAGTTGGAACTCACGATGCTGCTATCATCGGTGGACATCTACCAACTTGACTTCCGCAAGCCCATCTACTACGGTGGCATCCGTTGGCGGTTGCTTGAAATTCGTGACTACCTGGTCGGGCAGATGAAGCCGTGCCGTGTAACCTTGCGCAGAATCTTGAACCTGTCCGAGTTTGTCGCTACCACGACCCCACCCGTTGCAAATGACCCATCGGCCCTGTTCAACGGTCCGATTGACCCCGACCCTGTTGACCCAGGGTATGAACCACCCGTAAACCCCGAACTACCCTCCGAAGGATAAGATATGGCAGATGTAACCAAAGAAATTGTACTTGAGGTTGGCCTCAAGGATTCCACCGCCGCTGGCACGACCAGCGCAAAGACCCGCTTGCGGGAATTGCAGAAGACCCTTGCGGACATGGCCCTCGCAGGCCAAGATGGGACCAAAGCATTCCGTGAAATGGAGAAAGAGGCGGGAAGGCTGAAGGACCAAATCGGGGACACGCAGCAAAGAATTAAGCAACTCGCATCCGATACCCGAACCATTGATACCTTCGTGAGTGCGGTCCAAGGTATCACGGCGGGATTCCAAATAGCCCAAGGAGCGGCGGCACTATTCGGAGCGGAGGAAGAAGAACTGCAGAAGTCCCTTGTCAAGGTCCAAGCGGCGATGGCCCTCGCCAACGGGGTGCAACAGGTGGCCAACCTGCTGAACAAGGATTCAATCTTGATAACCCAAGGCCAAGCAGCGGCGCAGGCGCTTTACGCCGTAGCGGTGGGAACAAGTACAGGAGCGATGAAGGCTTTCCGCATCGCACTCCTTGCGACGGGTATCGGCGCAGCAGTCGCAGCCGTTGGTCTGCTTGTGGCCAAGTGGGACGAACTGACCGCAGCGGTTCGTCGGTTCCTGAACTTGCCCGACCCCAAGCAACGGGCAGCGGAGCAAGCCATAGCCCTGCAACGAGAGGAAGCGCAACTGGAGCAGTACCGCCAAGCGTACGATAGGCATACCGATTCACTCATCGCTGCTGACAACAAGCGGAAGGCTCAACAGGAGCAACGCCGCAAGGAGCAGGAGGAAGCCACCAAGCAACGCCTGCTGAAACTACAAGAGGAAAATAACGCCATCATCAAGTTTGTGGAGGATTTGAACTTGACCCTCTACGAGATGAAATTGGACGCTCAAGCGGCAGAGGACCAAGCCGTCATTGATGGGATGCGCAAACAGGGCCAAGCCCGTGCATCAGCGGCGGCAAGGGATATCGAGATTGAGAAAAAGAAACTGGAGGACCAAAAGATAATTGAGCAACAAAAGGTCGAACTCGCAAGCAGCGGGTTTGCAACGATTGGTCAACTTGCGAATGCCTTTGCGGGACAAAGCGAACAATCTCAAAGGAAGGCGTTTAATGTCAACAAGGCGGCAGGCATGGCCCAAGCCATCATTGATACCTACGCAGCGGCACAGGGAGCCTATAAGTCGCAGATGACTATTCCCGACCCATCGGCCCCCGTCCGTGCCGCCGTTGCTGCTGGTATTGCAATCGCTCAAGGTCTTGCAAGAGTTGCTGCAATATCCAAGACGCAGTTCTCAAGCACCTCATCCACAACTCCACCGCCATCGGGAGGGGCGACATCAACAACTCCACCAGCGACTTTCTCCAACCCCCAAACCACGATGCTCGGAACGGATGGGGCTGCAATGAACGGCCAAGGCCAAGGGATGCAACCCATGCGGGCCTATGTCGTGGAGCGTGACATCCAGCAGACGACCAGCAGGGTGCGCCGCTTGTCCGAATTTGCAACATTGGGCTAACTGCTACATATCCCCACATGGAACTACCCGTATATCGGATGACTGTGGACGAAGTGGACGAAGGCGTGCAGTTTGTCGCCCTCGTTGATATGCCTGCGATTGAAAAACCCTTCCAAGCCTTCGCCAAGACCCCGCAGCGGTTCGCTGAAACAGGAGAACGCAGGGTGCTGACTGGACCGCTGATGCTTGCCGATACGCCAATCTTCCGCAAGGACGACACCTATGGCGAGTACTATGTCGTTTTTGACAAGGCGACCATCCGCAAGATTGTCCAAAAGTACTTCAAGCAAGGGAACCAGCACAATGTCAACGCTTACCACAACGCCGAACTGGATGGGGTGTTCATGTTTGAATCCTACATCACCGACGCAGAGCGGGGCATCCTTGCACCCAAGGGCTACGAGGACACTCCCGACGGGTCTTGGTTCGGTTCCTTCAAGGTAGAGAACGACGAGGTGTGGGAGAATCGCCACGCCTTCAAAGGTTTCTCCGTTGAGGGGCTATTCGGAATGAAGAACACAGGCACGGAACTTGAGGTCGCACTTGCTGGCCTTGCAGACGACTTAACCGCTTTTTTGCAACATATCCAACCAACCTACAAATCCCAATAACATGAACCTGAAATCAGCCATTGAAACCCTGCGGACCGAACTCCGCAAGTTCACAACCCAAAAGCAATCCTTCGCCGACTACAAGTTGGTAGATGGTACTGTTGTCCGAGTGGACGGCGACCTCGTTGCAGGTACCGCCGTGTATGTCATCACCGAGGACGAAACCCTCCCCGCTCCCGATGGCGAACATCAAGTCGAAGGCGTTGGCGTAGTCAAAACCGAAGGCGGCAAGATTACGGAAGTCGTCGTAGCCGAAGCCCCTGCCGCTACTGAAGAAGTAGAGGTTGCCGCTGAGATAACCCCCGAAGTTGCAGGCGAAGTGGTGAGTGAAATCGCCGAAGGCTATCCATTGGTGGACCCCGCCATGGTTGAAGAAATCGTCAAGAAGCACTTGGTCAGCATCATGGAGGAATTGAAGGCCGCCTATACCGAGATGGGTAAGATGAAGGACAAGATGGCCGCATTTGCAAGCCAAATGGAAACCATGACCGACATCGTTGAGAAGGTCGCCGAACTTCCATCCGAAGCCCCCAAGCCAACCGCCTCCGCTATCGTGGAGCAACGGAGGGCCGCAACGCAGCAGAACTTCAACGCACTCGCACAAGCAATCCAAAACCTAAAAAAATCTAACTAACCTTAACCCCCCAAAAACAAAGCCATGAGTTATTCATTTGTTGCACCGCTGACTACCTATACCGAGCAGCAGCGTTTGCCCCTCATCACCAAAGCCGTGTTCTCGGCTCGTTCGGCATCCTTGTTCACCAAGCAAGTTGGTATCAAGTCAGCCGCCGCTCTCAACCTGATGGACACCGATGCCGCTATTGCGAGCGGTGATTCTTGCGGATGGACTTCTTCAGGAACCACAACCTTCACGCAGCGCAACATCACCGTTGGTCGCATGAAGATTCAAGAAGAACTTTGCCCTCGCTCTTTGGAACAGTACTGGATGCAGTCACAGTTGACCGCAGGTTCCTCTTACGACGGTGTTCCATTTGAACAAGCATTCTCCGAGCAGAAAGCCCTCCGCATCGCCGAGGCTTTGGAGAACGCCATTTGGCAGGGCAACGCTTACTTCAGCGGTATCAACCAGTTGCTGAATGCTGCATCGGGTTCAACTGTTCTTGCCAACGCTTCATCTACCACTTGGAACCCAGTATCGGCTTCCGTTGGTATCACCACAAGCAATGTCATCAGCATCTTTGACAAAGTTTACAATGATATCCCACAGGCCATCTTGACCAAGACCGACCTCGTAATCTTCTGCGGATGGAATAACTTCCGCACCTTGATTGGAGCCATGAAGTCGCAGACTGGTGTTATGTACAACCAGGTTGACCTTCAAGGTTTGGCCGATGGTGATATCATCTACCCTGGCACGAATGTTCGCATCGTTGCAGTCCCAGGTTTGACCAACACCAACCGCATCGTCTGCACCTACCTCGGTAACTTGTTCTACGGAACCGACTTGTTGAGCGACGAGGAGCAGTTCTCGATATGGCTGTCACGCGACAACGACTCTATCCGTTATCAGGCTGCTTTTAAGGCAGGAGTGAATTTTGCGTATCCAGACTTGATGGTTGACTTCCGCTTGGCCTAAGTGTAAGGGGGGAGGGAAACTTCCCCCCGCTTTTTTATTCTTGCAACTCACAAAATAAATATACACTATGTCCTGCTCCCTAACTACGGGCTACGCCCTCGGATGCCGAGATTCAGTCGGCGGCATCAAAACTGTCTTTGTACAAGCCTTCAACCCAACGGGTTCCGTGAACACCAACGGAAGCGGAACGGTCACAGGCTTCACGGGTTTCTCATCGGGATTCTACGAGTACGACTTGACCAAGGCCACTTCGTCCATGACGGAAACCTTGAACGCAAGCACCGAGAACGGAACCTTGTTCTACACGCCCGAAGTCACCTTCACCATCAACAAGTTGCAGACCGCCGTGCGGAATGAACTGCGCCTCTTGGCTCGGAATCGCTTGCTGGTCATCGTCCAAGACAACAACAACCGCTACTGGGTGTTGGGTGCTGCGAATGGCTTGGAAGCCTCGGCAGGAACTGCTGGAACGGGTACTGCATTCGGTGACCGTAGTGGCTACGAGATGACGCTCACGGGAATGGAACCAGACCCGATGCTGAACATCTTGCCAGCAACATTCTCTGCGCTGACCGCACAAATCAGCGGGTCGTAGCGTATCTTTGACCTGCGGGCCTCATACCCCGCATGGTTTAGTGGTCTGGGCCATCTCGCAAGGGGTGGCCCTTTTTTTTGTACCTTTAGGCATGAGAATTTGCATCGTTTACAACGCCCACCCAACGGGGTGTTCCTTCTACCGCTTGGAGATGCCGAACGCTTACCTTGGCGACAACTACACCGAGTTTGACTATGTGTGCGTTGACAACATCGCCAATGTCAAGGATGAGGACCTAAAGACGGTTGATATATGGCTATTTAATCGCTTGTGGTGTCAAGGTACCTTGGACCAAATTCGTAATGTCTATAAGGCTTTGACGGCCTTTGGAGCGAAGGTTATCTTGGACCTTGACGACTACTGGGTGCTGGAGAGCGGCCACATCATGTACCGCCACTACCTGTCCACGAAATTGGATGAGCAGATACGGGAGCATATCCGTCTTGCGGATCATGTGACTACGACCACGGAACACCTTGCGCAGAAGATACGCCTGCTCAACAAGAAGGTCACCATCCTTCCCAACGAGCCTTACGAAGCCTACCAGCAGTATATCCCCGACACGACGACAGAACCCGAACCGCACCTGTTTAAAATCGGGTGGTTCGGCGGGGCGCAACACCAAGAGGACATCGCCTTGGTGGAGCATTCCTTTGGACTGCTGGCCCACGACCATTCCCTTGACGGCCGATACAAAATCTACCTTGGCGGATGGAACGACAACAACCCCGTTTACGACGATTACGAGCGGATGCTATCGTGCAGGGGACTGAATAAGAACTACGGCAGAATCCAAGCCGCTGACATCTACTCCTATGTCGGCGGGTACAACTTCATCAACGCCACCATCGCACCGCTCCGGGATACCAAGTTTAACCGCCTTAAATCCGAATTGAAGGTGGTGGAAGCAGGCTGGATGGGCAAGGCTATCATCGCCTCGGAAACCATTCCGTACACGGACATATTAGTCCATGGCCACAACGGTCTGCTGATACCTTATGGGAAGAAAGACGCTTGGTACAAGGCGGTCAGAAAATTCGTAAACGAACCCGACTACGCTCGCTCCCTTGCCGTGCAGTTGTCCAAGGATGTTCGTGAGAGGTTTGATATTACCAAGACCGCCGAGCGCAGGGCTGAACTCTACCGAAGTATTGGGCGCAAATTGTGAAATTCGGGCGCAAAGTACATTTAGGGTTAGGATGATATACCTATCCCCCAACACCACCAACACGATTGTCGTCACTTGGACGCAGCGGGCCTCATCGGGCGACCGCTTTATCTTACGGCTCACCAACATCGCCAAGAACGTCAGCACCGACTTCACGCTGCTGAAATCGGCCAACCTTTCCAACTACACCGAACGCTATGACAAATTTTCGCTTGCCGTGGGGTCGCTTGAAACAGGCTCGTATAAGTATGAAGTTTACGATACCAGTAGCACGGTTGGTGCAGCCGTTGCGGTGGTTGAAACGGGCTTGGCGTATGTACAGGTAGTATCGCTGACCTTCAACACCTTCGCAAATTCCATCCAGTACACTGTCTTCGGTTCATCCGACGAGGGTGTCTTTGACCAAACCTTTGACCAATCCTTCGCATGAGCGTACAAACGAGAACCCAGTTGCAGACGAGTGCTGCTACCATCACCAACGAAACCGCCGCAGGAGCGAACACCGCCGCCCGTGTGGGTGGCCTATTCGACGACCTTGCCGACACCGCCACCCTTGACCGAGAGCGGGGTGTGGCGAACCTTTACCTTGATTCCGATACCAACTTTACACCCACCCAAGGGAGCGCAGTAAAACTGAACTCTACGATGAAGTCGGGATTGCTGACTACCTACAACTTCACACGGACCACAAATTCTATCACCTACACAGGCACGACTAATGCGGCTTTGCGGGTGTCCGTCAGCATGGTGTTGTCGCAGAACAATAACACGCAATTAAAGGTGTATATCGCCAAGAATGGTAATGCCATCAACCAGTCCATGACCGACTTGACAACCACCCACACTAACGGCCATGCGGTGTTCACGGAAACCGTTCTACAAGGTACTGCAAACGATGAATTTACCATCCTAATCAACGCCATTGATTCGGGTATCCCCATCACGATTTCGGCCCTATCATTCACCGTACACACGCTATGAGTATAAAGCAATCATTCACCCAATGGCTGGGCATTGAACACAAGGTCCCCGTGATGCTTGAAAACAAAGCGGGCAAATACATCACCTACGGGGCGTTCAATGAATACCCCTACTACCTGTTGGACAACTATCGCCGCAGTTCCAAGCACAACGCTATCGTCAACGGCAAAGTGAACTACATCGTGGGCGGTGGATGGCAACCTGGGGAGAAGATGACCGTTGAGCAGCAGGCCCGCTACGCCAAGTTTTTTGATGGTTTGTCTGAGCATGACGACTTGAACGACATCACCGAAAAACTTGTTTTGGACTTGGAGATTTTCAACGGGTTTGCCGTTGCCGTCACTTGGAACAAGATGGGAACCATCGCCAAGATGGAACACATCCCCTTTGAAAAAATCCGAGTGGACAAAGACGAGCGGATGTTTCAGGTGGCAGAATGGTACAACGACGACATGGTGCAACTATATCCCAAAATCGGCGATGTAGAGAAAATCCCCGCCTTTGATGCTGACAACCGAATCGGCAAGCAACTATTCTACTATCGGGTCTATGCAGCGGGTGTCAAGTCCTATCCCCTGCCCGAATACATGGGAGGGTTGGCTTGGATAGAAGCGGATGTGCAGGTAGCCAACTTTCACAACAACAACCTGCGGAATAACTTTTGGGGCGGCTATCTCATCAACTTCAACAACGGTATCCCTACACCCGAAGAACAGGGCGACATTGAACGCCAAATCAAGCGCAAGTTCAGCGGCACGGACAACGCTGGCCGATTCGTTGTAACCTTCAATGACGATGTGTCAAAGGCTCCGACGCTTGAACCGCTCACACCGTCCGACATGGACAAGCAGTTTGAAATCTTGAACAAGGCCATCCAGCAGGAAATCTTTATCTCGCACCGTGTGGTCAACCCGATGCTATTCGGGGTCAAGACCGAAGGGCAACTTGGCGGCAGGCAGGAATTGGTGGAGGCTTATGAGTTATTTAAGGCGACCTATGTGAACGACCGAGTTCGCAAGGTGGAGCGGATGATTAACTATTTGGGTTCGTTCAATGGCGTGGAGGGGATGGAATTGATGCCTGTGGAACCAATCACCGAACAGTTGAGCGAAACGGCAATGATTCAAGCAATGACCCCAGCAGAACTTCGTGAGAAGGCTGGCTTGCCTCCGATTGAAATCAAGACCGAGAGCAGCGTGCAGGATGTCATCACAGCCATAAATAGCCTCTCTCCGCTCGTTGCAAACAAGGTGCTGGAGTCAATGTCACCCAATGAAATTCGTGCGCTTGTATCGCTTCCTGCGAAGCCTGAAGGACAAGGTCTTGCGCCTGATACGGCAACCGAAGTAAGCCCCGAACCAACTGCACCGCAAGGCTTGGCCTCCAACGACAACATCAAGAAACTGTCGGGCAGGGAATACCAGAACCTTATGCGTATCGTTCGGCATTATGCCCAAGAAAAAATCACCTTGGAGATGGCTCGCACGATGCTATCCGCTGGTTTCGGGTTGACCCCCGAAGAAGTGAACACCCTGCTCGGAGTGCAAGAGCAGGCGTTCTCCGAGCCTACATGGGGCGAAGAAGATACCGAGGACTATGGATGGGGGGACGAGGAATTCAAGGTCTTGGAGGTGGTTGCCAGTAAGTTTGGAAGCAACGCCGACGAGTATGTTGTCATGCACTCCAAGCCAATGCGGTTTGATGCCGATTTAGACGACCAGGTGCGTCAAGCGTTTGCGGAACTTGGGGAAGAAGAAAAAGAACTGGACAAAAAAATTGAAGCATATCGCAAGAAGAACCGAGATGCCTCCGTGGAAGAAATGGCCAAGGAGTTCGGGGTCAGCAAGGCCAAGGTCGCCAAGCGGGTCGCCTACTTGATTACCAAGGACCGTTACCCCATCGCCCGGGCCGTGGATCAAATTGCAGAGCAGAACCTGCCCAAGAACATCAAGGAGGTCGCAGAACCCGTGCTGGAAGTCCGCTACAAATACGCTTGGGCCGCTGGTTTCAGCAACAAGGACAAACGCAGCAGCCGTGAGTTCTGCAAGGTAATGCTGGACTTGGCTGACCAGGGCAAGGTTTACACCCGTGACGACATCAACGGTATTTCCAACATCATGGGCTACTCGGTTTGGAATCGCAGAGGCGGTTGGTACCATACCGCCAGCGGAGTGAACCGTCCACAATGCCGCCATGTATGGGAGCAGCAAATCGTCATCCGCAAGGGCAATAAAATCACAAAAGCATGAAGGCACTTTTCATAAGCGAACAAACCCTGCTGGACAACTCGGTCATAAACGAGAATGTATCGTTTACACAAATACGGCCAACGATTGTCAAGGTGCAGGAGATGCGGATTCAGCCTATCGTTGGGTCGGCCTTGTACTCGGAAATGGTGACGCAGGTTGTGAGCGGCACGACTACTGCCTTGAACACGACGCTCTTGGAGGACTACATCCAACCCGCTATGGTGCAATGGCTCTATTACGAGTTGCCGATGGTGCTTGCCTTCAAATACATGAACAAGGGCATGGTCCGCAGAACCAGCGAGGAATCCTCCCAAATGAGCATGGACGAAATCACCCGCTTGACGGACAAAGTGAAGAACGATGCCGAGTGGTACTCCGAGAGGATTACCCGGTACTTGATGGAGAACCGCACCGATTACCCGCTCTTCAACTCCCCGCCATCGGCCTTGGACACCATCTACCCGAACGGTACGAATTACAACACGGGGATGGCCTTGGATGCAAGAACTCTGCGCCGTGGTGCTGGCTTGGATAGACCTTGGCATTACGGATATGACCCTTACTGCTCCAACTGCTGAAATCTATGGGCGCACACGCAAAAAACATCTTGAAATTACAGGCTTATGTCATGGATAAAAATCAAGCAAGCACTCCTTGCGCTTGCAAATGCCCACCCGCAAGTAAACTCCTTCGGAACGGGAGACCCGCTTGCAATCGGGACCGACAACACGATAAACCTTCGCACCCCAAGCCGTGAGCGAATCGTCTATCCGTTGGTGTTTGCGGATGTGCAGTCAGCGACTACGGATGCTGGCACTTTGGCTCTTGTGGTCGGTGTCTATTTTAGCGACCGAGTGGAATCCATTGCCACGATGGGAGGCGTGGTTTCGGGCAGTCCAACGCTTGGCTGGCAGGATAATGAGGACGAGGTTTTGAGCGACCAACTGCAAATCGCTCAGGACTTCATTTCAAGCCTTACAAACGACCCGACGCAAGAGTGGACCC